CAAACCCCGGAAATAATCCAGCCAACCCATTTTACTCTCGTATCGTTGCAGAGCAACAACGAGCATTGCAAGAAGCCGTGACGGTTGATATTGAATTCAAGAAAGATGCCGATGGTGCTGCTGCCATTGGCTCCGAGACTGGACGTAGAGGTTTGGTTGTCAGTGGCAAGAAAGTGAAAGATAAAGTTTACAAAATCACTTTTACAAATAACGCTACAATGAATAAGTTTATGGACAAATATGAAAATAAACTGAACGAAGGCACTGAGGAACTTGAAGAAGGCACGCCCGCTTATCGTGCGATGATGAAGAGATACAAGGGCAGCGATATGGAGAAGGTCTTCAAGATTCTCGACAAGGAAGGATTCCGTATGGGTGAACAGAGCGACACTCTTGTTCGCAACATGCTCAAGAAGCACAGGGGTAATGTCAAGAAGGCTGCCGATCAGATTATGAAAGACAACCCCGGAATGTTTGATGTCAACAGAATGATGATGGATGATGTGCAGATTGATGAAGCCGAAGTCTACAAGCGACCTGCGAAAGTCTCTGCTCTGGGCGGACAAAAGTTTCATGCTATTGTGCAAGACGGCAAAATTGTGGCTGCTGGCATGACAGAGAAAGAAGCAAGAAAGATGAAGAAGTTTGGTCAACAAGTGAGAGAACTTCCCGGTGCAAAAGTTGGTCAATTGGTCAAAGAAAGTGTTGAGCAGGTCGATGAGATGTCTGCGAGGGCGCACTATAACAAAATGGTAGCCCAAGGGAAGGTCGGTCGAGGAGGTCGGTTGGTGACTCCAATTGACAGAAAGCGTTTCCCGAATCGTGAGAAGGAAGGTCTTGAGGGACCGTTCCGCAGCCGAAAGTCTGGTCAGGTCTACTACTACGACAGAAAAGCAGGCAAGTATTACGACCCCTTGTCAGACATGTTCCTCCAAGTCAAGGATGTCATGGAAACTAATGTCATCGATAACATTGATGATTATCTCGCCGAGGGGAACGACTAATGTATTTTAACCCACCACAAAACGATAAAACCAGTCCATTCTTTCATCCACTGAACAAAGTGAATGAAGAAGTTAAAACTATTGATAAGAAAAAAGCAAAAGATATTTACGATAAGTTGAAAAAAGGCAGCGAAATCGAAGTTAACTTTGGCAATGCATTTACTAAAGGTGGCACGCCAATCACGCTGAAAGTGACTAGTGGACATCGTGTGGTGGGTGCGTCGAGAGTCGGTCGTATCATCCTTGTCAATAAAGAAAATCCTCGTGGCATGAAGTATAAACTTTTTGATCGCAACGGCTCCGTGTCTCTGGCTCAAGGTGACATGGGAACCATCCTGCGTGATATGAAAATTGTCAAAGAGGGTGTAGAGGAACTTGACGAGGAAAAGAAAAAGCCCATCTCCACTCGACTCGGTGATGCTTTTGACAGCGGTGAACTGGAAGACAGAATCAAGAGCATGTCTGGTCCCGCAAGAAAATCTTTTACAAATCTTGCAAACTCACTGGTGGATTTCTACCACTCTATGAGTGACATCCACCAAGTGGACGGTAGGCAGTTGGAGGATAAGATTGATGCTAGTCCACCAAGAGTCCGAAAGATGTTTGCGAAGTTGCTCGATGAAGATGTGCAACTTGACGAGAGCCGTGACGATTTTGACTATCTTGACATTGAGGCTGCAATGCAGGACGCTAAGTTGGAAGCACCAAAAGTTGTGAAAACAAGACGAGGCTATCAAGTAATGGTTTTCAGCCGCAAGTTGAAAAAACACATTCCACAGGGTCCACCCCACAGAAGCAAAGCCGCAGCCGAAAAGGATGCGAAGATGTTTGAGGACGTAGACCTCAATGAAGGTTCTGCAAAAGACAAGCGTATGATGAAGTCGGTCAAGGATAAGTTGACCAAGGCAGGCATCAAAAACGCTGTCATGTTTGGTGAGGTACATGTTGCTCCTAACAATGTAAAAGAAGCAGAAAAGATCGTTGGTAGTATGCCGTTCAAGGTGGTTCCACAAAAGAAACTCAAGGATGATGTGCAGATTGATGAAGCCAGCAAGATGGGACTCAAAAAGTTGAGTCAAGGTGCGAGAACGATTCTTGCATCTGCAATCAACATGTCAATGGACGGTGTTCCGGGCATGGACTCTCCTGCCGCGAACGAAAGGAATCTTGGAAAGTTCTCTGAGGGTGACTATGATAAAGCAATCAAGTATCTCAGAAAGAGTTTTAGCAAGGGTCTTTTACCGAAAGGTCAACAATACGCAAAAGAAGTTATCAAGATGATGGAAGAGTCCGTTGAACTTGATGAGGCAAAGGCTGAGTTTCAGTTTTCAGACAAAGCGACTGCACAAAAATTCATGCGGGAAGTTTCACAGGCAAGACAAGGATCATCGACCGGAACGAGTGATGGTAAAGTCACCACTGATTTTACTGATCTAGGTAATCTTGAACTTAAGAGCGTGGCAAAGATTATGAAAAAGTATGGTGGTAAACTGATCAAAACCAGTGAGAGACAAATGGCAAAGGTCTTTGAGGAGCATACAGAACTTGAAGAGGAGCGTGGATCTAAAATTCAAGTGATGGTCAAGGGTGATAGAAATGCCTACGAAAGATTGACAAGAGCCATCATAATGGGCAAAGTCCCCGGCTACGAGGGTGCTATGTTCAAAGGAAACATGACCACGCTTACCTTTGACGCTAAGAAGCATACTGGAGCAGTGAGAAGAAAACTTGCAAAAATGATCAAGGACTCTGGTGGTGAGTTTGATCGGTCCATCGAAGAGCAACTTCATGAGAAAGAATTCAAAGCACACAAAATGTATCATCCCACGACTGGTGAAGAGGTTGACGCAAAAACTAGAGAGGATCATTTGAAATTCAAGGCTATGGGATATCTTCATGATAAGCCAGACATGGAAGAGGGTTTCGCCAGTGATGCTCAACGTCGTGCCGCTTTCGCTAGCGGATACAAGGCTAAAGGTAAAAAGAAGTGAAACTCGATCTTCGTGAGGAAACAAGGCGAGATAACACCAAAGGCATCAAAGATGTCGATAAGGCAAGCACCGTTGAATTGCAACGCACTGTAGACACAGGATCTCCGAGCAAAGGCAAAGCACAAGCGGTCATCAAGAGAAGAAAAGACGCAGCAGCGAAAGCAAGTAAGGCAAAAGAAAAAGACAAGGCAAAAGAAGACGAAGCGAAGAAAAAAGAAGACGAAGCGAAGAAAAAAGAAGACGAAAAAATGCAAAAGGACTTCCTAAAAAATTACAAAACGGAGTCTGACCAAATTAAAGCAAAATTGAAAAGCGTCAAACTTAAGGCTGACAATCCCGGTGCTGGAAGAAAGGCACTTTTGGGTATCAACAAAGTGTTTAGGGATAAAATTTTCCCACATTTAAAAAAACTCGTTGGTTTCGGACCAGAACTTGAAGAGCCACCTCCTCCGGTGATCGGAAAAGCATTGTTTGATTCTATTGAGGCAAAACTCAAACGCTCTAATACTTTAGAGGAACTTAATGAGGCTCAGGCTGCGATGGATGAATTGATTGCAAGGATGGGTGATCCAGAAGAGTTTGCAAAAATCAAAGCGGTTTTTGACGCAGAGGGTATCACGCCTGAAAAGTTTAAGAGTATGTCCGACGAGGAACGAGCAAAACTTTTGGAAAAAGTCGCCGAGGCAAAAGGATCTGATGAACCTGACAACGAAGACTCGGATACATCTGCCGAAAACGAAAAAAAGCAAGGGGCTAAGGACAAAAAAGAAACCAATGAGAGATATGTTGGTATTCACTCTGCCTTGAAAGCAGTCCAAGAGGGTAAAGGTAAAAAAGAGTATCCCTCAATTAGAACAATCCTAAATAAAATGAACGGAGAGTAAAATGACAGACGTTTATGCAGGAAGAACTAGAAACGGTCGCATGAGATTTGCAACACCAACTGCCGTGAGAGATTTTGTCCACGGTGTCCACTCAGTTACCGCCCTTGGCACTACTCTCGGGAACGCTGAACTTTTCTCCGGTGTGAGAATCAAAGCAGACGCAGCAAACGCTGAAACAGTCTTCATTGGATCTGGATCTGGTGTTACCACGGATAATCGTGCTAATCTTGATAACGTGGGTTTCAAATTGAACGCAAATGAAGAAGTTTTTATTGACATTGATCAATTGATCAAAGTTAATGTTATGTCCGCCGGTGGTGGAGAAACTTTGTCTTTCATTGGCTCATAATTTACTTGACACCAAAACAAAGCCCCTTACAATTTCAATGTCATGATTGAAGGCTTTAAATTTACTCACGTTAAACCACCACAAAATATTCAAGAACTCAAAACAACTGAGTCTGAGGAGGGTCGCTTTTATCTCGCTCCCGGTGAGAAGAGATATCCATCCGTGACCACTGTTTGTGGATTTGAGAAGGCACGTTTCTTTGCAAAATGGAGAGCAGAGAATCCTGTTGAGGCAAAGCGAACAACAGATCGTGGTAATGTGATTCACGAAGCCTGTGAAAATTATTTGAACAATGAACCTGTTGGGGAACTCGCTTCGAACGAAGCAATGTTGTTTAATAATTTAAAACGAAGCCTGCATCGTATCAATAACATCCGCGCACAAGAGGTTCCTCTGTGGAGCCACACACTGCGTCTAGCAGGGCGTGTGGACTGCGTTGCGGAGTTTGATGGGAAGTTGTCCATTATTGACTTCAAAGGCTCTACGAGGCGTAAAAGCCCCTCTAATATCACCAATTATTTCTGCCAAGCGACAGCCTATGCAATCATGTGGCATGAAATGATGAAAGAGGAAATTGAACAGATTGTGATTCTTATTACATCTGAGGACGGGGCAAATCAAGTTTTTGTAAAAAAACCACTCGACTATGTTACAGAGTTAAAAAGAGCGATTGATATTTACGAAAACTCAAAGTCTTCCAAGATCAGCAAGTCTTGAGAGTGACGAAGCACTTGATGGTCTGAATGCAACTTCAAGTCTTGGTTTTTTGACACTTCGATCAATTTCAAACATATTCAAACCCATTCTCGAACCACCCATACTTGCACCAGTAATCCCGTATTGTGTTGCGATGGGTCGAATCGCAAATCTTAAAATACCACTTGCATTTGTAAGGGCATCTTGAGCCAACTCTTTGATGTCAAAACTAAGTTCTTGATTATGGCTAAGAGGTTGATCAATCGTAAAACCAACAGTCAGTGATGTGTCTACGTCCGCTCCTGATGTTCCGTAAAAACTATCCCAAGCGTAAGTAGCACCCCATGATGTGCCATTAAGATATTTACCAAAATCAGCGTCATAGGTTGCAGCGATTTTGATAATTTCACAATCCAATCTTGGCACAGAGAGCGGTCCTTGCACGAAACTGGTTGTGTCACCAGTATACGCTGGTGCTGATGATCTATCCACCATGTGATTGACAATTGACAAAACCAAGTTGGCATGACCAAGTGTGTCTCCCGAGGTCATACCAGTCGCACCATTATTTTTTGTAAGATCAAATCTAAAGAATTGTTGTGAGAATATGTTTGCACCACTCGCTCCTTCAGCGAGATTAGCAATTGTTCTTGCGGACACGGTGAACCCTGCTGCACTCAAACCTGTGGTGGTCGTTGAAATTAACGGATCTTTATCCTTTCCATCTGGACTCAAACTATAAATTGATCGCAAAGCCTGTAGAAATCTACGCCCACCATTTTTGTAAACATCTCCAGAAGAACCACCGGGACCAACAAAATCATTAACGTGAAGGGTATAGACCGACATGTTATTTTTAATGTAATCATTCACACTTCCACCTAAAACACCGGGATCGAATGGTGGTTCTGAAATAATTAACGGATCGGTATTTGTTATGCCGTCTGCGGGGAACCTGACTCTCCCCTCTGAGCCGACTATTGTGCTTGGTGATTGTTGCACCGACAAAGGGTTGGGTAATTTTTTATTTGTTGTGCTTCTTCTTGGAATCGAGCCACCCTCTCTGGGAACGGTGTCTTCGACATCACCACGCACTGGTGGTCTGATTGGACCGCCATTACCCAAGTTGGGTTCAGTTCCAACAATCACGGGCGTACACCCGCAGGGTCCACCACCCTCTGGCTTATTAATAATGATTATGGGTTTGCCACCAGTGGTATCAATGGTTTTGTTCGGACCCGAGATGATGGGACCACCATTTGAGATATCCTCATTGCCTCCGGGTTTGGTTGGGTCTACGCCACCCCCGTCATCGATTATATCTTCAACAAACGCGGACGGGATTCTTCTAAGTCTTCCCGCTCCGAACGCTTGAAGTCCAGATTTAAGACGACCTCTTCCCATGAGTTATGATCCGATGTAAGTGATAGTCGCTCCTGCTGCACTACCCGTTCCGAAAGTAATATTGTCAACATTGTTAATTTCAACAAACAATTCTTCACTTACGGACAAAAGATATGAATTTGCATCGGTCGGAGTTACGCCGCCGACACCAACACGAATATCACCTTGACCACCACTAAAGGTATTTTTAACTTTGATTCCAGACTCACAAGTAAATCCCGGTAGCGAGACAGTGGCATCGGTCGTGAGGTTGAACGTGCCAGAGGTGAATGACGTAGGAGTTGCAACGGAGGAGATTGACACGGTTCCCTCGATGTTCATTGTCGTTCCGGTGGCGTTATCAATTCCTAAAGTAATGCCAGTTTTGAAAGATGTGATATCGGCAGAAATACCACTGACAATCGCATCCAGAGTCGTACCACTGGATAGGCTCACTTCTCCAACGGTAATATCTGCAAAAACAGTGATGCCCTCACCATTCGTCCCACCGCCAACTGGCAAAGTTTTGAATGTTGGGTTAATACTATACAATTGGACAGGGAGTGGGTTTGTTGAAGTAATTTGATTCAAAAAACCATCGCCACCAATTCCGAGTTTTACGAATTGTGCATGACCACCTTCTGTGGTAAGATAGTCCGTGGCGACATTTGCACCGCCAGATCCTAAGTTGAGGGTAATGTTATCTGCGTTTGTTATCCCGGCTGCCATTTAGGTTCTCCTAATACATACTATGTAGTGAGGTCATTATGTTTGAAGATTTAGAAAAGACTTTTTCCAAACGAGTTGAGGATCGAGTCTTGAACACTGGTGAAGGTTATATGGAATCAATAAATAACCTATGTGAAGAGATTGGCGTTGAACCAGAACTCGTCGCTAAGTATTTATCTAAGCCTATAATCGAAAAAATCCGTGTCGAGGCAGAGGAGATTAATCTTATGCCAAAAACACCGAAACTTTTTTCCAATGGGGGTTGACAACGTGTCACTCTCGACTACAATTCCTACATCTGTTTAAAACTGTCTACAACAACTAAAAAAGGAGAAAACAGTATATGTCATTTGAACAACTAAAACAACGAAGTCAAGACAAGGACGCTCTCATCCAAAAACTTACGTCGATGGATGACGGCGAAAAAAAGTCATACAAAGATGATCGCTTTTGGCGACCAACTGTTGATGACGCAGGAACCGCAAGTGCCGTTATTCGCTTCTTGCCCGAAGCCGAAGGTGAAGAAGATGCTTGGGTTCTCTACTACAATCATGCATTCCAAGGACCGGGTGGTTGGTTCATCGAGAACTCCCGAACCACCTTTGGTGAAAAAGATCCAGTGTCAGAGCATAACTCAAAACTCTGGAACAGTGGTTTGCAATCCAACAAAGATCTCGTTTCTCAAAAGTATAAGAGAAAGAAGAACTTTGTTTCAAACATCCTTGTGATTAATGATTCGGGCAATCCAGAAAACAACGGTAAGGTTTTCCTTTATCGTTATGGTGTGAAGATTCACAACAAGATCATGGATGCCATGAAGCCAGAGTTTGCGGATGAAGAGCCAATCATCCCACACGATTTCTGGCAAGGTGCAAACTTCCGATTGCGTCAACGCAAAGTCGCTGGTTATCCTAACTACGACAAGTCGGAGTTTGACACTCCCTCGGCTCTCTTCGATGGTGACGAAGGTAAGTTGAAGGAGATCTGGGAGCAACAGCACTCCCTTCGTGAGTTTGTCGATCCGGCAAACTATAAGTCTTATGATGAATTGAAGACTCGTCTTGAGTCTGTTCTCGGTGGCTCGCAGCCGACTAACACGGCAGAATACACTGCCATTTCTGATGAGGTCGCACCAGCGGCGACCAGTGAAGCGGCTCCACAACGGGAGAA